CGTAGTGGCTTCCTCGATTGTATTTGCGACATTACCTGCTGATCCGCCGCCCGCACCTGTGGTGCCGTCGCCGCCGATGTCTTCTAACGTCTGGTTCAGCGCTGATGCCTCAGCCGCAGCGCTTTCTGTGGCATCAGCGCTTTCATCGACTACCGTGCGCAGCGCGCTGATGCTTGTGAGGGGGGATGTCGCCAGCGCGGCCATCGAGTCTCCAGTAATGCCAGCTGCGTCTGACGCTGTGCGCAGACCATCGGCTGTTGCCCTCAGAGATGAAACAGCAGCCTCTCCGCTAAAGCCCGCTATTGGCTGTAGCACCGCGATTAACTCGTCCGCCACGCGCCCAATAGAAACGGAGCCGACTAGATCAAGCGAAACGCCCGGTATCTTATTCAACCCTGCGATTAGGAAATCAAACGCTTTCACGGCAGTGTTTATTAATTCTTCAACTTCGCTGAGTACAAAATTTACGGCCTGTATGATACCGCTTCCGATTAAGGTAGGAAGGTTTGTAAACAGTGTTGAAATAGCGCCCACCGCCCACTCAAAAGCCTTGACCGCTCCTTCGGGGATAGACATTACAGATTCTATCGCGCTTGCCGCCATGTCTGTTGCATCAGCAGCAATTCCGAGTCCGAAAGACCGAACCTTTGATGTAACCGATGCAAATGCCAGCGGCACCCGATCAAACACTTCTGACGCGATGTCGCCCAATAGAGTCATGGCATTGCCAAATCCACCCGCCGCACCAACCAGCCGCCCAAACATCGCCACCAGATACCCTGCGCCAACAATAAGCGCGCCGATGCCTGTGGTGATCAACGCTGTTTTCAGAACGGCGAGCGCACCCGTCAAGGAGAAGCTGGCAATTGCAGCCGCGTCAAACGCGACAACCCAAGACCCGCCGAATATGGCTGCGGCAATCCCTGCGCTGTAGGCCAGAACGTCGATATTATCTGCGACGAATACCGCTACAGCAGCGAGCGCCTCAACTGCGGGAACGGCAATGGTGAGAAGGACTGTGCCAAGCTGCACCATCACGTCGCGCAGTGTGGATGTGGCGACATTCATGCGCTGGTCCAGAGACTGCGCCACCAGATCGTAAGCCGCCTGCGTTGCCCCGGCGCTTTGCGTCATGGCGTCTAGCCCAGTCGCAAGGGCATCTGCACCACCGCCAGCAAGTGCCATCACAGCAGTTGTTGCCTCGACCGAACCGAAAAGCATCCGCATGGAATCCGTGGACCCTCCCGTTGCCTCGATTACCGATTGCATAAACCCGGCAAAGCCCTGTGCCTCCAAGGCCGCAGAATTGAAATCCAGACCGAGTTGCTCCGCCAACTCCTGTGCCTGAGACGTTGGCCCTGTGACTGCGACCAATGCAGCGCGCAGGCCCGTGACAGATTGCGCCGTGGTGAGGCCTTGCGTGGTCAGCGCCGCCGTCGCTGCGACAACTTCATCGAAGCCGATCCCAAGCGCATTGGCGATAGGCAGGACGTTACCCACCGCGCTTGCCAATTCATCTACTGTGGTGACACCCAAGCGAACGCCAGTGAACAAGATATCACTGGCCTCCGCCGCGCTTAGGTTTGCCGCGCCGTAGGAGTTGACCGCTGTTGAAAGAGCGCCGACTGCAACAGTCGTGGTCGTCACGCCACCAATGGCAAGTCGGTTTGCAGCCTCTAGCAAATCAGTCGCCTGTGCAGCACTTCCCGCACCCGCTGATATCGCCTGATAGTATGCCTGCACCTGTTGCGTCGCCGTGCCGCCGAACTCCCGCGCCATACGCGAAGCGCCCGCCGCAATAGCGTCCATTTCGGGTGCAGTGCCACCGATCAGGGTGGATGTTTCTGCCAAAGCACCGCTTAGGGCGCGCGCGTCTTGCATGGCCGCACCGAGAGACGCCATGGCCGCAACAGCACCCAGAACAGCCCCGGCCATGCCCGCCGCGCCGCGAGCCATGCCCGCAAACGCGCCTTTAGCCTTACCTGCTGAACGCTCCGCGCCAGCGCCAGAGCGCGCAAAGCGATCCAGATCACCGCTGGCCTTCCGCACGTCCCGGCTGTCAACTTGCAGCCCGACAGATGCCATGTCATCCATGTCTATTCCCTAAACGGTTGCGGCGTATCATTGCCGCTCGATTTCGACAACTCGTCAGCATAACCTTCGCTCATTTTCTGCAGCCATTGCGCTTCGTTGCCTTCAAACATCAACCCTACATTTGCGGCCCACGCCTGAATTTCTAAATGGGACAGGGCCACCGGCCCCATCCCTCCTTGCATCACCCGCCCGATATCCATCAGCCATTCCGCAAGATAAGCACGAAACGGCAGTTCTGGAAATTCCGGTTCTTCATTTGCACGCTCCAAAAAACTCCATCGCGTATACTTTATGTCCTTTGGTTGGCAGCATAACCATGCGTGCTGTCGTGCCCAGAGGCAAAGAGCCTCTAGGCTTGTGCGAAAAAACGTGATCGATCCGCGATGAACTCGTCAACTTGCGCGCGCAACCATGCCCGCTCTGCGTAGAGTTTGCGGCAGTTTTCAGGGCTGAACTTGAACGGCTCACCGTCCCAGACCCAATTGTCTGACCAGCCGATCGTCGCGCGGGCAAGAGCGTTCACAGTCTGCCGCTCTTGCTCTGCAGGCGACACTTTCTTGCGCCCGCTTGCCGCATGATTGATGTCCTGCACCGCCCGTTTGAACGTCGCGCTGTCAACACCATGAACCTGGATCGTCAACGGCTTTTCGTCCGATCCTGTCAACAGTTCATCGGTAACGGGGTGGCGCACGCTGAACGTCGCGCCCTTTTCAGCATCTGCAGCCAAGTCCAGATCGTTCATATCCATGGTTTATATCCTGCGGTTTAGGTTAAAGTCGGGGGGTGCGGTAAACCACGCCTCACCCCCCTGGCCTGCGGGAAGAAAGCGCAGGATTACGGCGCGGCGACTTCTACGTCAGCGCGGGTGAATTCGATATTGCAGCTTGCCATGTTGACCGACCCGACCGACTGACCGCGTGTGAAGGAAAACACCTTGCCCATTTTATACCGAATCGAGCCGTCGCTGCGCGTCTCGCGGAAGCTGATCGCGTCCTTAGATGCCAGCGCGGCAAGCAAAATGATCTGACCCGCGTCGGCAGAATCGTAGCCCATCGGGATAGTGATTGAACCGTAATTCAAGGCTCCGTGAAACTTGTTATCAATGCCAGTTTTCAGCGGGGTAAATGTTACCACCGCATGGGCCGCCCCGTTTTCTGGAATTTCGGATGCTTCGCCCACATCAGTAAACGTCAGCGCAACGTATCCGGCTGCGTCGAATGTTGCGGGGGTAGCAGCCGAGACGGACATAAACCCGCCTATTCCTTCAGTAAGTGCCATGATATTTTCCTTTCATGGGCGTGGATAGGCGGGATGCCTATTTCAGGACCGGGACAAGACCCGATGTAAATTCAACCAGAACTTCGCCGTCCGCCTCAGTGGCACCAGCCACCGTGCCGGAATAAGTGACGCCGTTGGGCATTGCGAATTGCAGCACGTCGCCCTTCTCAGGCACATCGCCATTGTAGATCATGGCGGGTGTCGTGCCGGTCGGTGTTGGCATTGTGACGATGCGCGCGACTGTGATCGGCCCAGCCTTTGCGCGGTGTGTTTTCTTGTCCATATTTAAGGTGTCCTTTGAAAGATTGTGCGGCAGCGGATATGCACGTTGGTTCGATAATATGCACCATCCATTGCACCGTCGTCTGCATAACCCATTGACGCTACCTGAACCTGCCCATTTCCGGCAGATAGTATCAGATCAATAGGGAATTGGTCAATAATGCGCTGCGCCTGTGTTGATGCTTCGGTTTCAAATGTCCCGTCCTGCACCATAACAGCAACCACAAGCCGAATCACCATTGTGTGCGCTGTAGATAATCCTAACCGCACCGGCGGTGTTTTGACGAAATACGCCAGCCAAAACGGCGGCTCAGGCGTGACATATGCCAGCGCGCCAGCATCCCAAACGCCAGGGGAATTGGCGCCCCAAACGATAGGCGGGGATGACGCTGTTGCGGCAAGACGGGTGCGCAGGGCGGTGGCGATCTGTTCTTCGGTCATCCGACCCGCGCCTTTGCTTTTGCGATAGACGCCCGCACGATAGCGGGCCATTGATCAACGGCACCTTCAACAAAATGCGCGCCGGGGCGGCCATTGCGGCCATTGTTGACTGGTCGCGCATATGGAAATTCGCTGTTGCCCCAAGTAAAGGTTGCCAGATCGCCGCCCGTCATGTTGCCAGATACCATGATGTAGGATTCTTTGCCTTCACCCGACGCACCGCCGGCGATTGACGATTGTAGGCTGTTGCGCAGATTGCCTGTGATGACCGGCATCCGCCCGCCCTTTTCCCGTGAAACTTGTGCCACGGCCACGACGGATTGCGTTGCGTCTTTCAGCACGGCGTCAATTCGCTTTTCGGTCTTTTTTGTCCACTGGTCCAAAGTTGCAAAGGTATAGTTTACCATTATTCCAGCCTCGCAAAGAAGTCGATGCGAACATCAACGTAACAGCGGCAATTTATGGTTTCGCTAGGTGGCGCACCCATACTTGAATCGCCTGGATACATCATTGAGTATCCGCCCACAATAAACGGCACGCCCTGCGGAACAGGGTCTTGCTTGTCCGCGTCAAGGTGAGACTGTCGCGTCCTACCATCCTCACCAGTGCTGTCCCAAGCCCTAACCACGTCCTCAGCCCGCACATCGTTGTTCGGGTTTTCAATCAACTGATCCAGCGCCTCTTGCCGCCCCGCGTTCAGCGCCTTGAGCGTTTCGGTGCGGGCAATGGTTTCGCCGCGCAACGCAAGCAGCCTGTCCGAGTAGCGCGCGGCCATGCGGTCAATGTCGGCCTGCCCGACAGGCTTGCCGTCCGCAATGGCCCTGCGCACGATCCCGTCAAAGCGTTTGTCGCGCCGCGTGCGCGTGAAATAGTTTGCCATGCGGTCGGGGTCGGTCAGTTCACCACGCATATTCTGCACATACTCCGCCTGCGTGCTGTGCAGCCCCACCAGACCGCCTTGCCGCTTGCCGTTGACT